AAAGTTAATTCATTCCATGATGCACCATCATCCGAATACATCATGCGAAAATAATAATCGTCCGAACTGGCGACGTTACCTGTAGGCACAATCGCAAAATCGAACTCGTTTCCTACGGCACCGTCAACATCATAGGTCGTTTGCCCGGCTGACTCACGATATGGCCCTTGTGCGGTACAGTCAGATAATTTATTTCCTGTTACATGATCATCTTCTGTGGCCTGTCCGTTGGCATAGTTAAAGTGTGCGCCGGCCGCGAGATCCGTCCAATCAGTTTCGTTTTGGGAATGTTGTATTTTATAGTAGCCGTTATTATAACCTAAACCACCAGTTTCAACTAAAGCAATACGCATACGAAAAATATCGTTATTGTTGGCCAGCGTCGGCTTGACATTCTCGTTCGCTAATTGCGTCGTCGGTTCAGCGGCGTCGTCGTCCCACATTTGCCAATTCCCCTGTTCAGGGGTAAAGGTCTTAGCCACTTATTTTCTCCCAACTGAATGAACATTCTTCATATAAAGGATCATAAGGATCTTTCGGGTATAAAAGGCAAAAAGCCGGTCTTGATACCATGATTTTACAGACCGCCAGTCTTTCACCATTTTGAGTTTCGTACTTCAATTTCTTACATCTACCTTTCCTGTCTGATATTTCCTTTAATGGCATTTTTAGTTGTTCACAGCATACTCCGCACCGGTTACACTCGCCTTTTAATTCCCACGTTTCACCATTGTCCAGTTTTACTAATTTTATCTGTCCTCGGGCGATATTAAAATCAACCAATATCCGCATAATTAATCTTGCGTAATGTCGAGATCTCCGGTCGGCACGTTCGCCTGATCGTCAGCCGCAATATCCTGAGACGAGTTCCATGTACCATACAAGAGCATATTACCGCCGTTGTGCGTACCCGAATCAGCCAGCGCCCAGTCACTTACAGTTCCCCACGATCCGGTCGCCGTCGTAAACGTTATTGCACCGTTATTGTCGGCCGCGTTCCCGGTTACTGTCCATGACGCATGAGCAACCCGGGCGTATGCGCCGGTGTCGGCCACTTCATTTGTCCATGCGCCGGCATCGGCAAAAGCACCTGTACCCATTGCTAAATAGATAGTCGGCTGTGAAAAGCCCGGATCCGAGTTTAAGAAAGTATGATCGAGCATTTCATTAGCGAGATAGGTCGTCATGCCGTTTGACGCCGGGATAGATATATCTATTTCCCCGGTAAGAACCTTTGGCGTTTGGCCGTTCCCTACTGCTTTACCCGAAGAAAACGCGCCGTAAGCGAGCATATTACCGGCGCCATGAGTGGCGTTATCCCATAATGCCCAGTGCGTGACAGTTCCCCAAGATCCCGACGCCGTATTGAACGTGATATCACCATCGTTCGATATGATCCGTGTTGCGGCCGCCGTCGCAAACTGCGCCTTACAGGAAACCCGGGCATAGTTGTTGGCATCCGTGACCTCTGCGCCGGATCCGTCCTCTCCCGGATCTGCCGTGTGCAGGGCAAGTGCTACCGTAGTCGGAACAGTAAAAGAAGTGTTTAACAAGTGATCCAGCCACTTATTTTCGAGATAATTGCTAAAAGTTCCCATGATTTACTCCTATTTTATGCCTTTCCATCTGTCAACTATAAGGTCGGTTGATTTGATAAATGCCCTCAAATTTGCCGTAGCCGCTACCGTTTCAACCTTTAAATAAACTTCCTTGAACAGATAACTGGCTTTTAGTGTTATGGCCTGAATGATCGGATCCCCATAATCGTCTACGTCGCTGTACGGAGTGAATTGTGACTGGACGTCCGCGGCTTCTTTCGGATCGCTGGCCGTCACTTTCCAGTCTGCATTTGAATTCATGCGAACGAGTATCTTATGCAGTCTTTTGAAATTCTCGGGCGTTGTCAGGTCGATGATACGAGTTTTAAAAGACGCTTGTATTGATTCGTCGTAATTTTGCTGATCGTGATCGTAGAGTACGAACTTCTCTGCCTCAGCCAAAAAGAGCCGCTGGTTATAATCGGTGATTGCGAAAAGCGGCGACAGGTCAGTTTCTCGTAAATAGAACTTGCGCCTTTCAAAATCATAGACAATGATAATACCGTTAAGTACCATCCATAATTCTTTATCGAGCGGCTTATAAGCAAAAAATGAGTCCTCAGAGACGTTAGCAACATAGGCCGACCTCATAAATGAATTCTGCATGAATGGTTCAACCTGTACGCCATTGAAAATGTAAATGTCGTCCGAGTCCATGAAATACAGGATATCGTCGATTACGATATAGCCTTCGGTAGCATAAAGCCCGTGACGTTTGCCGTCTTTGTCGTGGTAATACTGGGATGATGTAAATTGCCCCTGCGAAATTGAATTCCTTTTAAGCGTGACAAAACGGCCGTCGCGTTCGACCAGCGCTAAATTGCGATCGATATCTCCGACCGGTGTCGCTATTATTTGCAGGACAGACAGATTGTCCGGCTGAAATTCCGGCGAATAGCGAATAACGTCCTGCTCGTCGTCCTCGAGCGATAAGGCAAAGCCGATATTATTGATTACCCTGTGATGTGAATAATTCGGCGTGTTATGGATAGTGCCGTTCGGGATAGATGTATATGTCCAAAACGGTGTCCCACCGTCGTTTTCAGCGCCAATGTTTGTTTCGTAGCCGCCGGTTACATCTTTATAAAGCCTGCTGATCTTTATCCACATATCATCGGCCGTGAAATTTGCATCCGGATCGACCAAATACGGATATATGGGATCCTCTATTTCGATCCAATCCTCATTACCGGCGTCAGAGATCTGAACATCAGTGATCTTTGAAATCCACTGAATACCGCCTCTGCGCAAATAAACGTAGGCGCCTTCCTGAAAATATCCATCTTCCCAGTGCGTATGATATTCGGCACCGGCGGCATTGTCGCGCAGGAGAAGTCTGTAAGGAGTACCTGTCTCGTATTTTACCTTATCGTGTGTGAATTCAATATCCGGTGGATGAGTTTTAAAATCGAGCGCCTCTACAACACTCCACACCATTGACGGATCTGATTCAACAAGCGGTGCTAAGACAGTACCTAAAATAACGAGAACGCCGGTTATCCGCTCGTTGTTGAAAATATCATCTGTCAGCAAAAGATCTATTTTTATGCCAATCTTAGGATAAGTTTCAAGCAACAGGTGAGACGGCGTATTTGTCACATTTTTTGTCACCGCCGGGATATTCATCAGCGAATACTGACCACCGTCATAAACCGCGGCCAGTTTGCAATATACATTGCGGCTGTTTCCGTCCTGCTCATCTGATGCCCATGCCTGAGCGATTTGACCATCGAGAAGATCAAATTTATTTAATGCCGCTTTTTCGAGTTTCCAGTTCTGAATGATTATTTGTGGATAAGATCCATGCAGTAACCAGTTATCGACATTTAGGTGATCCCCTGAACCGCCGTCGGTCTGCGGATAGATTGAGATATAAATCGTAGTTGTGGCATTGTCCCAATCATTCGGAACATCAAATTCAAATATACAGTATTGAGCGGAAACCTTATTAAAAGCCCTGTGCTGTGTTTTTAATATATCCCCGGCTCCGGCAGAAGTGCCTACATAAATCCACCATTCTTCTGTACTGGCACCGGAATCGTTTTTACTGGCCTGACAAAAAAGACGGTACTTCCCTTTTGTATAGGCCGTAAACTGGCGATAAGCATAACCGCCGGCACCGGTTACAGTAATTCTCATCGAATTGGTACTGCCCTTTTGTCCCCATGTAGCATCGGCCGCGACGGTAGCATTCGATCCGATGAAATTCGTCTCCTGAGATCCGGCCTCGAACAAGAATTTATCTATTTCGACATATCCGGTATAAAGCATCTTACGCCTGACATAACCGTACCAAAGCGGCTCCGTGCCGCCGGTAATCCGTACAATGCCCTTGTCAACGAAAAAACGCACGTCGGCGTCGAGAGCAAAACTAATACCGTCCGGCAAGGTTAGATCCTGATGTGTCTCATTCTCATAGCCGGTCAGCGGAGAATTAACTGCGTCATAGTCAAGCCGCCTGAGATAATAGCCGGCCAAATAAAGCAGAAAGCGATCCCCGGAAAGATCGTCGGTCACTTCAATGCCATTATTGATCTGTGTGTGGCCGTCGTATGAATCGATATATCCTTTGACGGTTTCCCACTCGTTGACCTTGATTTCTTTTAAATTTTTTACCTCGACGTGCTGATGTTCACCCAGTTCGTTCTCGGTCACATCGGCAACCATACCGCCGGGGCGTATTCCGACACGTACTCTATCCATCAAGTATGCCTCGTATATGGATATTCATAATCATCGATGTATCTGTTCTTCGGACTGGTGGTGTGCGGCTGTGTCCGTGCCGGCGTGGATCCCTGCTTATCGTACTGATTCCGGGCGAGATTCTCTTTCAGCATTTTGAACGTGACCAGTTCCATCTGATTCAAGCCCTGAAGTTCAGCGACGACGGAATAGAACAACAGTTCATGCGAGTTCACCCATTCCGGTGAATTGGCCTCATTTGTGGCCAGTGCGCCGCCGTCACCGGATCCGTCAACCACTAATTTTTTCCCGGTCGAATAATACCACATCGTTACCGTATTTACGGCCTTGTCCCAGTTACCGAAATAGATCTGATTGCCGCGGATGGTATAAGTGCCGTCCTCATTATCATCGAAAAGAGCGCTGTCAACAAAGGTTAGATCATCTTCATTCTCGTCATAGATCTCGAATTCCTTTCCGTAATCCGACGGAAGTGTAAACGGTGGATCCGTGTCCAGCGATGCGTTAAACTGTGTCGATTTCTCCAATACCTGTAAATCACGGTTTATGGCGCCGTACTGACGGTTCATAACGCGCAGGATCCCCGGCTCGCCATAACGCTCGAAAGTTTCCTTTTGCAGTCTCAGAACAATATCATCGAGTATTTCTTCTACGGTCATTATCGTTTATCCTTTTTTGGTAAAAACTTTGCCAGTTCATCACCGTAACCGGCTTTCATGCGGTCGGCCAGTTGAACGTTGAATTCATCCACCAAGGCGCAGAGTTCCGTCGCTTTATATACCATGAGATTACGGAGATTATATTCCAGTAGGCACGGCTGTGTGGAAGTGGGATTCGGGATTTGCCAAATATAGCGCAGACGGAAACCGTTTGTCACATCAGCGGAAGGAACCGGATAAATGCCAAAGCCGCCCTCGACGTCAAAATCGCCGTAAGGGTAGCGCTTGGTTGCCATTTGACCGATCGTCTTGGCGTGGTACGTTTGATCGTCATATTCTGTGACCTGTTGACCTTCGTTCGTCGCAGTTATGGCACTTTCAAAATCCACCCACAAACGCATAAAACGAACAAAATCGGAAGGCCACTGGTACAGATTAACGCCGTTGGAAACATTAAATTTAACAGTCTTGACGGCGTTCTTTAGATATTTAAACGGCAGGGAATTCAAGATCCCCAGTTGTGCCGTTGCTAAGTTTGCGTCTAATTCATAACGATCAGCGTCATTATCATCAATTTCAAGTTCGCCGACGACCGCATCTCTCAACTCTGTGTATTCGATGCTCATCGGCTCGCTCCCGGTTAGTTTTCGGCGTCGTAATCTTCCTCGGCGCCTTTGATTTCAGCCTGAACAGCGGCCGCTCTGTCATTAAGTTGCTTTAGCATGGCCGCTTTTTTTACTCCGACGGTCTTGATTCTAATACCGAGAATTGAGCCGTAGCCGGCAATTTCAGCCGGTTTGAGTTCCTTGAACTCTGCATCACTCATCTTTGCCAGTTCGACCAGCGTCTCTTTTACCTCATCATCGACGATAAACTCATCGCCTTTCTTTTCCCGGTCGATCTCCATGGAAGTTGCTTCATCAACATTAAGATCCTGATTCAGTATTCGCCTGTTCACATGATCGGGATAGTAGGCCGGCCGTGCGGCGACCTGTTTCGCTTTCTTTATCGCGGCCGCTGTCATAGGTTTCTCGGAGATCAATCGTGGATTCTGACGTAAGAGTGAGTCTGCGTCCTCGTCTTTTATCGGAGTAAGGCATTTGTCAGCAAAAAGCAAATAGCCGGGGCGTTGTTTCTTGAAATTCGCCTCATTCAAAATACAATGGCGCTGACCTTCAGGAATGTAGTTAGTTAAATACAGTTCTTTTGCCATTAGATTAAACCTTCTCTTATGTTTTAATTTGAAAAGAAGGGGGCATTAAATACCCCCTTCAATTCACCAATTATGTCAAATCTCCCAGTTCAACCCATGTCGTCGCATCCTGTTTGTAATAACCCAGTCCGCTGGCGGCAATATTGAAAAGGAGTGATCCGGTGGGCATATCGTTGAAATTTGACGTGGTTGGAGACGTCGCCCAAACAAATTCAATCGACTTTGCCCTGTCCTCAGATTCGAGAGCGAAAACGTATATGTCTCCGCTGTGCGAAGAATACACCGTTTGCGCCTCTGTGCGAACCTTCGGAACCAAACGAACAAAATTAGCCATTTTAGTACCTCATTCGGTTAATAGGTTTAAGTTACCGTTGTTGGGCGCTTACGTAGTATCTGAAATTTTATAAGCGTTCCGTCCCGGCGCTCCCTCTTTTTTCGGCACTTGCAGGAACCAGTATATAATTGCCGTTTGGGGATTGCCGGCCTGACCGTCAAATTTCAGCACCTTGTATCTTTCTTCGGCCACTGGATCCACGAACCACGGATTCGCTGTATAGGCGGCAAGTGTATCTTTAAAAGCCCACCACATTTCAGCGGTTGCATCGCCGATCGCATCGAATACGGTATGGGTATAGATAGAAGTCATATAGGTAAGGTCAAGACTCGCTCCACCCATAATAAAAACATTAACGTCGATACCTGATGCGGCGTTTCCGTAGGTACGCAGGATTGCGTTCTGCCAATCAAGGGCGCGTCCTTCAATCGCCTGTGTCGTGATGTTTTCGGTTGAATCGTTGGCCGAAAATGCTACCGTCCCGTAGAACGTCACATATTCCGTACCTTCGATAACCGAAATAGTCACGTTGGCGCTATCAGCCAAAGCGAACAGGCTCGTCTGCAATGTAAACACCAAGACGAGCGAGACGAATAAAAGCATGAATTTTCTCATTTTATTTCTCCTTCATCGTTAGTGGTTTACATTACATTGCCGGTGCCGGCGCGTAAGTAACAAATAACGCCGAGCCGTCATTGACAAGATACTGTCCGCGTGTCGCGTCGTCGTCGTTCCAGTAATCGCCGCGAGCATAGCCCTCTACCGATCTGTACGCTATGCCGATGATTTCATCGTAGTCAGCCATTCTCTGTTTGAATTCGATTGCGCGGCCAAGTGCCTTGAACAATGCACCGGCGCCCAGTACAAAGCCAGCGAACGTGTTATAGGTGCTGTACCCTGTGTAATCGCTCATTTTCGTAGGGGATGAGACGCCCCAAACAGGATCACCACCGGAAACAGAAACCGGCCATACCGCTGTATCTGTTTCGTAAATGGCGAAATTGTTCCAAATGTACTTGGCACCCATAAGCATCGGGTTGTCGCGTTTTGATTCCTGCGCCCATATTTTCGCCGCGGACGTGTTGAAAAGATCATCAGCCTCGAGTGTGGCTATCTGATAAGGATGAGCAAAAACCAAACGCAACGGATTACCTTCTTTGGTAATCACAGGTGCAATCCGCTGGATATTTCGGTGTGCCTTTAGACCACGCAGGAAATCCGTATCGAAAATATGCGACACACCGATACCGTTAATCCGGGTTCCGACTTCGGTTTCATACGCGGCAGTGCCGGGATAATCCGCGACGCCGTAACCGACCTTACCATAACCGGCAATAAATATGTGCGGATGCGAAATAGCCGTGATCGTGGCATGACCTGAGAAGCGGCTCGATTGCAGAATATTGTACGAAAATCCGTTGTACATCGCGTAGGTACAGCCGAGATATTCCTCATTCATCGCGTAGTGACGCAGGAGCGCCGGTTTGGTGTTTTTGATTAACTGGTATTCCTTCGTGGTTTGGGTGGACATGATACCGTCTTGTGGCGATTCAGCATGACGGACAAGATCAATGGGAACGACGGCATGGTTGATTTTCGGTTCTTCTTCGTGTCCTGCTAACTGGGTTTTACCCACAGTAGGCAGATTATCAAGTAGCCGGTGCATCGGGACTTTAATCGTGTCGCCCATTGCTCTTTGCAATTCATTCTGAATGACCACAACAGCATCACTGACGGACGGTTGCAAGTTTTTCGTAACCGGACGCCCACCCGGGGTATTGAACTTTGCCAATTTTCCCCAAATGTGAAAATCAAGCGATTCAAACTTCATCAGATTCGCAAGGATCTTCGCCTGATTTCCGGTGAATGCGCGTTCAAATATGTTGTTAGCCATTGTTAATTACCTCGCTTGAGTGTTCGTTGAATGGTTATGCCATTCCTTCGCGCTCCATTTCCTTCACGTAGTTTTCGTACTGCTCTTTACTCATGTTCTCAATCTGTTCATCAGTCAGTTCCGAAAGTTTCTTCATCGGCCTTGTGCCGGATTCCTTCGGAACCGTATCGAAAGAAGAAGCGTCCGAATTCGTGGCGTTTTTAATATCATTCATCGCTTGTTGCCTACCAGCGAGTTGTGCATCTGCGAGTATTTTATCTTTGTTGACGACATAATTCGCCTTCATAATCTGCTCGACCGAGTATGTGCCGTCATACCCTTTGCGGTATGTGCTTAATTCCTCGTCGAGTTTTCTAAAATCATCAGATGCAAGGAAATTACGGAGAGCCTCGCTTTTGAGTCGCTGTGTTCCGTCAGGCAGAGTTTCAAGGATCACAAGATCCTTAATATCGGCCTTTTCTCCTGTAATCGCCTTATAAGCCGCGACGAAATTGGTGAATGTATTTTTTGCTGATTCCATGGCGGCAGACTTTGTGGCCGTTATATACTCCTGTTTTTCCTTGTCATATTCGGCCTTTTCATCGTCCGGGAGATCGTTATACTCATCCTCGGTCAGTTCTTCAAACTCGGGCATATCCTTTGACTTATACTCGAACAGTTGCTTTTTTAAATCCTCGTTCTGTTTGCGGTATTCGGCCGCCTCCCGGGTTGCTTGGTGCATACGCCGTTCGGCATTAAGCCGGCGCAATTCGAGTTTTTGAGCATCTGTCCTTTCTTCCTTCGGGATCTTCTCGAGTTCGTCGATCTGTTCATCTACCGTCGGTTCGGGTTTTTTCTCCGGTTCTTTACCGGTTTCATCTTCGGGCTTTTTCTCTTTATCGTCGCCCTCGGCCGGGATTTGGGATTTTTTGTCAGGATCCTCATCCTTCTTTTCCGGCTCTTTTTTTGAATCTTTCCTGAGTGTCGCGTCGCCTGATTCTTCGTCAAACTCTACGCGGTCAAGATCGTCCTTACCCATTGAATCGATCTGATCTCCATCCATCTCATCGATGTTGACGTCCTTCTCTTGGGTAGAGCCGGATCCGGAGTCCGCATCGAAAAAGATCATCCTGTTTAGATCAAACATAAATTACTCCTATTGACGAGTTCCTTTGTTGGAAGTATTCGTCGGTTTTTTATTCATTGCGGAGCCTTGCTGTAAGGGTATTCCGCGTTTATTAGCCGCATCGATAAGCCGGTCGGCCGCATCGAAAGCCTCCATCTGCTGACCGGATTGTATCATTCCCATAATGGCCTGATTGATTCTGTCGATCAAAACTTTCACATCGCCGAGATCTGAATCTTTCAGCCACCACTCGGGATCAATGGCCGCCGCGCCGAAATACTGTAATATCAGTGCGACCAGTTGGTTCTTCATTTCCCAGCGTAAAGCCCTTGCCGTAGGATTGCGATCGAGATCGTCCATCACGACCTCGTATTCGCCGACTGTGATATCGTTAATGATCTGATCGCCGTAGCGGATATTGACGAATACTTCGCGCTGAGTCATATCGTCTTTGACAAGGATCTTGAAAACGTGCGGCTGATCGAAATACATCTGAATCAGCCGTAAAACCTTATCAGCGCGGCGCTTTTTAGACCGGGAAATGTTATTGTATATGACGGCCAGCGCTTTTGTTGCCTGTCGGACGCGCATACCGAACAGTTGCGCCGGCTCCTGCTTTGTCTCGGAAAATCCCATCTGATTGGGAGTGATGCCTAAAATCTTGGGGATCAAGTCCATGGCCTCGCGTTGCATCACATCTGTGCCGCGTGGAAAATCCTGTGCCGGATATCTGATGTAATCTTTGGTGGGATCCGCATCGTCTTTGAACTTGACAGCGCCGCCGGTCATGGAGCCGTAATTCTCAACTTCCTTCGGATTGAGTAGGCTCGACGGCTTAAAGCCGATCGTCTGTGCGGCCGTCTTGTTTATAATGTCGGCCGTGCGGTTGTGCCAGTCATTGAATTCTCTCTGCGGATCGAATGAATTCTTGAAGATGCCAAAATTCTCGACCGTCTTTTTGCCGTAGTGGTATGCAAATAGCGGAATGTAGTCAAAAGTCTGATCCTGCAAATCTGCTTTCTTCTCTGATAAATGGTACGATAGGCCGGGAATGATCTTGGTGATTGTTTTGATCTTCTCATGTGATTTAACGATTTTATATTCAGGGTTGGCTTTAAGAAATCTGTCCGCTTTTTGTGGGTTGATATCCGCATCCCATATAAGTTTGTCGCGTGTAACCGGATTGTAAGCAACTTCCGTTTCCTGATATTCCATTTCGTGAAATTCAATGACGCGGTACTTACCTTCATGCTCCATGACAAAATCCTGATGATTCATCATGGCCGTTATTTCCTCTGACTGGCCTTCCCAGTACGCCGAATCCTTCTTATCGACAAGGATCTGTTTTAAGTTCGTCCTGTGTTCCGGCCAGCGGTGCAAGATCTGATCGACCAGCATCCAGCGGAAACGCATCATATATGCCGCATCGTCCAAGAAATAATCCTTTGCCCGGGAATCGAACATGATCTCGAATTCATCGGTATTGCCGATAACAATGGATCCTGCGATATCCTGCTCATCGGAGAAACGCGGATAAAACCAGCCCATCTTGACCAGCGCCGCGAGTAGCGTCTCGGTTTCCGTCGTTTTCATGTCATTGTTGAAATGAACGTGATCTAACACGTCCTCGAGACTTGATGCTATCCCCGGATCCGATAATCCTCGCGGGAATACGCGCATCCGATAATCATTCTCGAGAAAATCGCCTAAGACGGTGTTTACGTGCGGAAAAAGTAGGTTAAATACGTTGGTGGGGCGGCGTTGGGATTCATACCAATTTATTTCTTCTTTGGTATACTGTTGGCCGGCGAGCCAGTGGTAGCCCTTCTCGATTTCTTCGTATATCGGTTGCCAAACGACGAATTCATTGTGAAAAACTTTTGATATATCTACAACGCGGTTGACTTGGTTTTCAGGTTGCGTGAACCTGCTTTGACCATCGCGCAGTTCTGCCATAACGTTTACCGTTTTTTGACATTGCCGCGCCTTCTAAATTAAGATCCTTCCCCGATCTTCATTTTTTATCTTCTGCCGGCTTGCCGTTGGCATAGAAAGCAAAATATTTCCAGCCGCGATGATCGAACAGAAAAAAATAGCCGCTGTCAATCAATTTGGTGACTTCCTCGGCTAATTTCTGCGGATCCATTCCGGTAGAATTGAAATGTACAACAGTTTTTTCCGGCATTTTTAGCCCCTGTTCAAAATGGATATACAAATATATAGGGCATGATCTTAAAAAAGCAAACGGAATTGTAACCTTTTTTGGGTACAATGTACCCAATATTGGGTACAGTTATGCTCCGGCCGATCCTTTTGGCCGCGGTGGTGGTGCAGAGTGCCGCCACGAACGATCGTAGTCCGTGATGCGTTCATCGTAATCAACATCTTCATAGGGATCATACTCTTTTACCCATTCGTCCATGGAGATAGGCACCATCACGTCATATCGCAGAAGATCCATAAAATCTTTGCCGATCTTTTTGACTTTCAGATTGATCTCTGTTTTTTCGGCTTGCTTGGCCGTTAAATCATCCCATGAATAGTGACGGAAACCGTAATCGATCTCATCACAATTTGGATCCATCAGCAGGGGGTAATAGCCGTATTCATCCTTTTTGAGCAGTTGCTTTACACCTTCATGGCCGTAATACAGGTTATCGACGGCCGTCGTATTGAAAGACCATTCTTCTTTAAGCAGATCCCGGGCGGCTCGCTGGTACATCTGTGCCGTCGTCAGACCTGTATCGGCATCGCGCTTATTGCCGAAATTTGGATCCATAATTCGCCTGATGCGGTCGCGCAGGGGTATTTCGAGTTGTTCCTCTACGCCCTTGATGATACGCACAAAATCTTTGATCGTGTATTTACCGGCATCTTTTATCCGGTGAAAGGGCAGTCCGTGAAATTCCGTGTCCTCTCTTGACGGCCATATCCGCATAATATAGCGATAAAAGTTGTTTCCGTTGTTGTGCATCCGCACCCAGTACATAGCCGGCGGCCGTCTTTCATGCGGATCGATCAGAAAGCGGTAAGCGTAGTATTTCGGGTTCGTCGCTGGTTGCTGAACGTCTTTAAGCCATATAACAGGGTCATAGATCTTGTAGACCAGTCCGACGAGATATTTGAACTCACCCTTTGTCCGCGCCTCGATCTCGTCCGGATCCATGTGTTTGATCTGAAAATCGATATTGACTTTCCACAGATTACCCTTGGGTTGAATACCAGCCCAGCCGAGATCCCACCAGCCGGCTTTTTCAATGCAGTTTGTCCAAATATCGACCGTCTGATGCACCATATCTGTCTTATCGCCCTCGGATTTAATCACGTCGATGATATTATCGACAAACCACGCGGCCGTAAACAGCGGCGTTGCCGGGATGATAATAATACCACCGGATCTTACACGCGAGACAGCGGCCGTAAACAAGCGATAAGGCGGCGGCTCATCGAATATAATCACCGAGATATCGGCCGTCTCAAACGTCTGCGGATCCTGATCGATCGTCTTGAAATACATATCCCAGTCTGAACCGGGAAAATCTATGTGATCTAAGCGCTGGTTGTTATATTTGAAAGCATTGATAACATCGCGGCTACACCACATCTTGAATTTTTTGTCGATCGATTTAAGTGCGTCCTTGTTCGATACGTACCATATCGATTTAGGCCAGTGCGCCGGGAAATTCTGAAAAAACTTGTAATTGAAAAAGCCCGGGAATTCCTCGCCGGTTTCCATGTCCTTTGCATATTCATAGACGTTCAAGCCCGGATAAGCGAGATTAAGACAGATATTCAGTGCGGTAGTAGTTTTGCCTGTGCCGTTAGCCGACGTGACCAAGAATACGCGCTTTGAGTCCGGTTCTTCGCCGGCAGTCTCTCCGATCGTGCGAATGAGATCCGCTCCCGGCCGTGAAGGAACAAAGACTTGCGCCGGGAAGTGGTTGTTCATCCGCATATAAGCGGTTACGCCGTCTAAGCCCGACGCCTTGGCGATGTGATTAAGAACGATCACAATTCATCAACATTTACGTTAAGTCTCTTTTTGACATAATACCAACTAAGCCCACCAAGCCCAAATGTCAGCGTATCGATGATGTGGATATACATCGGCTGTATCTTGCCGCGGCGGTACTGCCAGTATTCCCTTGCCGCGCCCAGCATGAGCAATATAGTGACGATCCAATACCAGTCAAGATAAGGGATAAGCGTATGAGCAATCACAGCGCCGGCGCCGATGTGCAGGGATCCGTTTCGTATCTCGCGGCCGAGTCTTATTTCGTATTCCATTGATGCAGATCCTTTATCATCCGATAAACATCACTCGGGATCTTCCCTTTTTTCCACCAGTAATCGATTTCTTCCGGGTAGATCTTTTTCTGATCCAGTATGACCAAGAATATAAACAATATCGGAACGATCAGGTGCCACCAATGGAATTCATACAGTTTCAGGTAGACAGCGCTCACCATGGCAAATTGCATCAGGTAAAGCCATTGCCGCGCCCGGAGTTGAATATTGTTCCATTTACCTAAGTTTATTCTCATCGTAATAATCCAGCATTCTTTGAAAAGATGTATGCAGTACGCCGTCCGGAGCAAAATCAAACACATTACAATCAGCCTCGGGATCACACCAGCCCTTGACTTTATAACCGAGTTGACTCGATCCCAGTTCCGAGTGCGTGATGTTGTAACCGGAATAAAAGTCCGCGTGATAGACCTTTGATTTATGATACGTCGCGTACAGGTGAAGTTTGTAACTGTTCTTAAAATTATGTTTCCGGGTAAGGTTAGTCAGGATAGTCACCAAATAGCCGCGATCCATCAGGCCGTTAGCGAGTTCGACGATATCCGGGTAAATGAACGGTTCGCCGCCGATGAGCGATACTTTATTTATCCTGATCGGAAACGTCTCGATAATCCGGATCCAGTCTTTCGCGGAGATTTCATCGCAGTTGAGTTTACGGCCGGCCAAGACAGTGCAGTACGGACAGCGCAGATTGCATCTGAATGTAACGAATACTCGGACACTTACGCCGCGCAGTTTCTTATAGCCGCGAATGAGTTTATGTACTGGGTTCATAGCGTAGCCTGTAAAATTGTTGGCGTGTCATGGCGATCGGAGTTAAGCGGAGCAATGGCCGGATCCCCTTCGGGAAGTAAAGCGGATGATACCACCACCAGTCATATTCCCTGATCGTGTAGCGGAGATCAGAGAGCATATAGCGGAATCGTTTCTTTGAATACTCATGAAAATGGTGATGCGTCCAAAACATTTCCATGCGCCGCGGATATGTGAGATAGATATCGGTTTCGGGTGAGATAAAGAATTTCAGGCGCTCGAGCATCAGCCATGGCGACATAAGGTGTTCGATTACCTCAAAGCAGAACACAGTGCCGAACGGTTCCCAGCGGCCGTAACCATCGTCGTCATTGTCCGGCCGCCACAGACAGTAATTCAGATCGCCCGATGTATTCGTCAGTGATCGTATGCCAAGCCGCGTTTTGAGATCCTGCGAGAATTTGTTTTCACAGCCGATATCGAGTACCGGTTCTTTAATCTTGCCCAGCCGCTTTAGCGTCGCCCTGAACCTTTGATCTGAGAACGACTGGTAGAGATCCCCATGCAGATTCATAGGCGGCCATAAACGTTGAGAGAATTTGCTGATATCCAAGATCGAGTCCTTTCTCGATGGTTTGTATGTTATTTACCGGCTGAGATTTCTTCCAAGTATCGCCCCACAGGACAATCCCCGGCATACCAAGAATATCGCACAGGTGCATCAGTCCGCAATCAACGCCGAAATAGAACGTGCCACTCTGAACGGCCTCGAACATTTCGCGGTAATGGTTGTACCATATTCCATGCTCGCCGATCATCAGTACATCAAAGCCGAGATTCTCGAGATTGTTCCATAACGTGTTCAGATATTTGAACTGCTTGTTTGCCTTGCCCGACGTGCCAAGAATTATTAGGTGATCGCGTGGGATCCAGCCCAAATATTTGAAATTGAAAGAATGCCCGAATATTTGCTGGTACTGCTCCGGCTCAGGTTTGTTGAGATCCACCGGATAAGATCGTGTTAATAACGTTGGCCAGTGCCGGCCTTTCGCTCTCATCTGCGGCATGAGTATAGGCGTTTTGGGATATTTCCTGCGGAGCCGGATCTGCGCTCGCCAGTTTGCCGGCCAGTGCGGAACAATCACTTCGTCGATATCGTCTTTCTTGAACGGCCGGTGTGTCAATCCCATATCAAGATAAAACTGGCTGTTGGATGAAACATTGCAATAAGTCTTTAAAAAAAGTAGCGTCGGAATGAACTGTACCAAGTTGCCGAATCCGACGCCGTAAGTTTGCTCGATGTGAACGTTTATCATTTCTCATGCCTCGCGATGGCCGCGTTCGCCCAAAACATCGCTTCCTCGATCTTCTCGATCGCTTTCAGCGTTTCCGATGATATCGGACAGGTCAGGTTGAACGTGT